GTTCCTTCAAATAAAAGAGGAGCTAAGGATAACTCAGCCCCTCTCTAAAATTCAATAATCTAATTCAAGAGGCTACCATTATATAGTATTAGATACTTACAGGTGAAACAGCATCACCATAGTAAGCATTGTTAAGCTCGCTGCCAGAAGCTGGCAACCAGTAGTCGTATGAGAATGTTACACCAAATGTTTCAATTTGGTTTGTTGTTTCCCAGTTCAAGTCGATAGCGTCAACTGTTGATGGGAAAGCGCCGATGATGTCATAAGCGCGAACAACGTTACCATCCTTAGAATATTGGATAACATTCATTGTAGCTTTGTAATCATTTTCTGTTGCGTATGATTGACGTTGGTTAGCTTCCAACTTGTTCAAAGCATTTGACCACTTTTCGAACATTGCACGAACGAGGAAATCCTCATCGTTCATTACTGTTACTGTCCAGTCAGCGAAAGTACGATCGCCAGCTAATTTGATCATACGACCAAAGTAGCCAACTTCAACAGTGCCAACTGTAGCAGCGGGAAGTTGCGCTGCACGGCAAGTGAAGCGAAACTTAGTATCTGAACCTGTGTCAGCCGCAACAAATGTTGGGATTGACAAGTATACTTCAAACTGCGAAGGACGAGCTCCGCCGTAAATAAGACCTTGCTGTTTGAAGCTACTTACGTTAAAACCTGAAGCCATTTTCTTATTCTCCTTATAGCTTTATCTATTTATTAGAATTTACCAACAACTTCAGAGAATGCAACACCCGTACCAACAGCCACAAAGTTCAACTGGATGAAGTTGATTGAGCGAGCTGGCTTGATATAGATGTCACCAACGAATTGGTTAGCATCAACAACTGCAGGAGTATTGTTTGTTGAATCGCAAACAACCAAGAAGTCAGTGATACCACGGCGACCCTGAATCTGACGGAGATAAGGAACCACCAAGTTCTTAAACTGAGCCTGAGTGAACGCATCATTGAATTCGAACAATGAGTACTTAGCAGCAGTTGAGATTGCTTTCTCAAGAACAATGAACAAGCGACGAACGTTGATACGATCGAAAGCAGATGGCTTAGACTGAAGTGTCTTATCACCATAAAGCAGTGTACCCTGTCCAGGAATTGAAACAACTGGGTTGATACCATTGCTATAAAGCAGATCACGTTGAGCTTGACGAGGATTCCAACGCATCTGAATCACGTTATTGATTTGACCACGATTGAACCCAGCAGGTGACCACCATGGATCTCTCTGATTGTCAGTACGAGCGCAGAGACCAGCGATATCGCCATTTGTAGGCAGATAACGATTGATGTCGTTATAGCGGTCATATTGATATTTGTAACCAGAGTCAAGAACAGTGTATGAAGAATCATGAAGAATATCTCTCCATGCCACAACAGCTGCAGCTTGATTACCTGGATTGCCTGTCACAATGCCGTCATCTGGTGTAATAAAGGCAACGCAATCTTTACGAACTGCGCAGATATTATCAATTATCCAGTTAGCAAGTTGGAAGTTTGCTACAGTAAAGCCTTGAGAAGCAGTTGAACCACCAATTGGCTTACCTTGAAGAACCAATGAAATATCAACATCCTCAGCGGATGTAAAGTAGTTATAACCAGAAGAAATTGTTGAAAGTGGTACAGTTGCTTCTGAATAACCATCTTGACCATTTACGTATGAAATAGAAAGTGGTAATTGGTTTGTCGATGAAGCAATTGTAGTCGCAGGAGCAGATGCCGCACCAGAGCGATCATTTGCAACCCAAGTATAGTTTGAATCATCATTGATAACTGTTTGATAATAATTAACAGTACCATCTGTATTCTTACCATCAGTTGCACGAGAAACATTAAGGAATGTTTCTAGAATTGTTCCTGGCTGACCTGAGAAGATGCCATTTTCGTCTTGAACAACAATATGCATTGTATCAACTGCAGCCGAATTACCAAACTGAGCATTATATTGAGATGTAATAGGTGCAGAACCTACAGCATTAAAGAATTCCCAACGACGTGTTACCGATGGGTTAACAGCGCTATTGGCAATGAACTGAGTTCCAAGACGATATGGATCATATGTTGAGATTGTAAATGATGTATTTGTACCCACTACTGACATTCCGCTAATAGCAGAGATAGAAGGATATTGAAAACCAATTGTTGTATTACCAAGAGCTAATTGATCACCAACAACAAAACTATTAGCAAGTGCAAAAGCAAAAGCATTTGTAGAAAGTACGTTTGCACCAACAGAAGTAACTGTAACTGTAACTGAATTTGAACCAATATTTGTTGTAATAGTTGCTGATGTATCAGAATTAGCAACAAGACTTACGTTTGAAGAGAATGCATTTACGCTATCACAAATGGAAACACGGAGTGAATTACCGTATGTACCACCTGGGTATTTAGCAATGTAAAGAATGTCGTTATCAAACAAACCTTGTTTTGATTGAAAATCCACTGTATTTGCAACCACAGCAGAATTTGAAACTGTGCCAACGTTTGCATAAGAATTCTTAGCAGCCTGTGCCGTATTTGCTGATGTTGTATTAGCCGCACGAACTACCCATAGAGCATTTGTATAACCCAGAAAGTTAGCAGCTGTAAAAAATGTTTCGGCATTATTTGAATTTGGCTTACCGAATGTATTAACAAGTGTTGTTTCTGAGTCAACAAGAACACGTGTATTAAGTGGACCCCAATTAAAGATACCTGCAATAGCGCCAGTAGAAGTGGCAACAGCAGGCACAATAGTTGTTAGATCTATTTCTGTAACATTCACGCCTGGACTTAATTGAGTTGGCATTTGGATTCTCCTCCCATGGAAAGGCTTCTGATTTTGTAGTAATTATTTATAAGTTATCGTTTTCTACTCCATACATCCAGTTCCAAGTAGAAGGTAAATCTAGGTCTTCTACGAGGTCATTTCTGCCATCATTAATGAATCCGAATGGTAACAGGTCATTCATTATATCTTCTTCAG